AATATTTTCAAAATCTATTTGGCTGCCAGTATTTGACTCCGTGTAATCAGCAATCGTAACAAATTGAAAATCAACGTCATCAACTGATGTTGTGAATACTGTTCCGGCAGCTAAAGTTCCCGTAGTTTTAACAGAGTCAAATAATGTGACATCAATCTCAGCTTTTGCAGCTCGAACTGACGCAGTTTCATATCCTAAAGTTTTTGCATGTGAAACAACACTTGACCGAAGAGATGCACTATCAAGAAACATCTCATTTGCAAGCATGTTCATATTGAAACCAAGGTAGTGAGTATTATATGCCAGAATGTCCAAAAGGACACTCATACCAGAACCCTCAAAATCATAATCAGTAAATTCGTTTTGAGCCTCTAAAAAAGTTTTTAGGTTTGATTTAACATCATCAAAATCAAATTCAGAAACAATTAGTCTTTTTTCATTTAATGCCATTATCGTAATCTCTCTAGAAATACATCCACTGTGATAAGTGTAGTGGGAAAATTCTTGATGAAGAATTCAATCGTCATTTCATATTCATTACGATCTAGATTTGGTCTTGCTGATACGCTCATCAACCTAACTCTTGGTTCAAAGTTTTCAATTACATCTTCTACCTTTTTTGTTAAAACTATGGATGTTAGTGGAGTCATGTTTTCAAAAAGCATATCTCTCACACCAGACGCTATCTCTGGATGAAAGGGTTTTTCATATACGTTTGTCAACACTAGATTTTTTACGGCCCTCTTTATATTTTCAACATCTGTTATGATATTGATATCTTTGGAGATTGGTTTTCTTCCGAAAAATAAGTCGAGGTCACGATACTGGCGCACGTTGCGTGATATATCGTTTTGTGCTTGTGCGTCTGTGTATGCTGACATGAGTGACTCCTTGATTTATTTATAAGGTTAGTTAGACACTTTTGCTGGTAAGTACGGACCTGTTTTTGTCCAAACCTCTGAAGCCTTAACTCTTATAAACTTCTTATTTGTCTCATTTGTGTTTGGATTTGGAACGGTGAGCCATACCAACTTACCCTTCTTGAACGCTTTCATTTTATTACTTACTGTGTCTAAGTACGATACATCACCAGAGCTCTGCTTTCCATTTACAACATTTCTACGCTCGCCTTTTGATGTGTAGTTTTTACCACTTGATTTTTTACCTCTCGCCATAACGAAACTCCTCTATGATTGGTCTATATTGATTATTGTCACTGTGTGCGATTTGAACCTCTGCTATCACCGCATCAATCTCTCTGTGCCAATGGTTTAAAAATTTATGAACTCGTGGATACTCTGGAACTATGTCTTTTGTCTGCCAAGTAAATTGTTGTAGAATATTCTCATAATCAGGCATCCAATATAATACATTTAGGGTAACTAGTTTTTTTATTATCATATCGGCACCGAAAAGGTTTCTTCTGCAATGGTATAAGCTTCGTCCATATTTTTTATAAGCTCTTCGCCGAATTGACTGCGGCCTCTTCTTGGACCCTCTTTGAGTTCAGTAAACTCGTCTTCAAGTTTTCCCACGTTTTGTACTAAAAGTGTAGCTGTTTTACCTGTTAATATCGTGTCTCTTCTCAAATCTATTTTTCTATTCAATTCTTTAAATCGTGTTCTCAATCGACTGACTTGTTGTCGATAGTATCTTTCAAAACCCTTTACGGTAAGAGCTCTCTCAGCAGCCCGGCCAGGTGGGACTGCTTTTTTCTTTTTATCATTAATAATTTTTCTTTTTCCATCTGCTGTTATGTTATCAGGAGATTTTTTTCTATACTTTATGCAAAGATGTCTGAGTCTTTTGAATTCAGACACCAACTCATTTTCAAAATCACTCACATCATCTTGTAGATTTTTTAATGATATTATTTCAACCTCCTCATCGCTTGATAAATCAACTGGTTTAATAACAGGTTCTTTAGGTGGTAAAATTTTATTTGTTGATACTGCATCTTTCACTTTTGCGGTTTGTGGGTCACTTGGAACTTTTGCTTTTATAGCTGCAGCTTCAGCAACAGCATCTGCCTTATCAAATTCTTCTTTTGTCGCATTACTAATCTCTCCAGTTTCAGACGGAATAACAACCCTCACCTCTGAGGTTTTTTCTTTAAAACTTGAAGCCGCACTATCAACAGCAGACTCTATTGATGCATTTACTGATGAGATTTCAGCGGATGGGGTTGTAAGTTCTGCACCATCTTCATCTACAGGATCACCATCCGGCATCCCTGCATCTTGTGGTTTTTCTTTTACCGTCCCATCAGGACCAATGACAAAATTAGGTATCGTACCACCACACAAGTCTACACCGCCACTCAACGCACTTGACGCCGAAGAGATAAGTGAGTCTAAATCTTGACCAGCTGCAGCAAGGCCCGCCCCAAATTGTGAGGTCAATGATGTCAAAGCAGTTAAACTAGCTGAACTTCCAGCTGGTAATGCGAGAAAACCTTGTATCTCTGAGATCAAACTAACATCAGGAACATCCGGTAACTCTGGAATCAATCCTTTAATATCTGCTTCAAGAACACTTAGTGATGATGTCAATTCACTTTTCAGAGCATCAATCTCTCCCTCTAACTGTCCTTGAAGTGAGTCTTTGATACTAGAAAATTGATTAGCAAGTTTATTAAACTGTTCACTTGCTCCACATAAGTTTGGTGTGGTAAAATCAACCATTCAACTCTCCTACGGTAATGTCGGTGCGGTTGGTGTTATCGCATCAACACCATCTGTGCCAGATGTTCTGCCGGGTGATGGAATTGCATGAACGTGATCCACTTTACTTTCAGCCTTATCAACAAATGTATCTCCATCAATTTTCTCTTTGAAGGCCTCAGCATAATGAAATGTTGCAATACCGTCATATTTAGAATCATGTGTTGAGACATAATTCATAGTGGTAGCCCCAGTATGTTTAGCATTAAATGTTGAATCATAAGTTACATTTGCAGCTCCAACTGATTGCAGTTTATATGTGCTACCAGATTTAATTTTCATCTCAGCAGATGACCGAATATTCACGTTACTACCAGCACCAATCGCAACGATACCTGTTGTTGTTTTGAGTGACATATTATTTTTAGCATTCACCAATATGTCAGCCAAAGATATCTGTGTAAGATTTTTTGTGACATTTAGGTCATAAGTCCCGCCAACTATTCTAGTCTCGTTGCCCCCTATCGTAACATCAAAGTCTCTATTGCCTTCCTCTGCGCTACCTACTCTCCCCTTAACACCTTGTCTAATATCAAAAGCATGACTTCCAACAATTTCCTCTTCACGATTACCGCCACCTTTAGCTTCACCTCTGGCACCAACTCGTATTCTTTGGTTCTTATGAATTTTAGTGTACATGTCGCCTTCAACTTCTAAGACGTAATCTCCCTGTATGAGCTCATTCTTATTACCCTTTACCGTTAAATTAAGGTCGCCCTCTATGAGTATGCTTTTGTCTTTGATTACAATCTCGTAACTTTCACCTACAACTTTTACAACCTTATCTCCTTTCGGATGTATCTCTGTGAATGTTCCTGTTATGTGCTGTTGTAGTAATCTAGCTCCGCCGGGAGTATCATCTATTTCATGGATGTGTCCGATTTCACTTTCATGTACATGATTAAACGGATATCGGGTTGGGCCATTTGACTTTGCGTCTGGCTCATTCCAAGTCTTTCTTTCATCCTTCGCAGCGCCAGGTTGAACACCAGTTGCAAGATGAGGTTTTGTTGATAGAGGAACATCAGTTACTTGCATACCTCTTCTTTTCAAAAGAGATGGATGTTGCTCACCAATCGAACCACGAACCAATCTATTCGTGTCTGGTTCGTTTAAAGTTTTAGGATATCTTGCCGTGGGGTCACTGAAACCCTTTTCTGGATTAGCTTCATCTATTGGTTTGCCAGGGATTGACCCAACAACAACTGGGCGCTGCATAAAGTTTGCGTCCAGAAAAAATCCAAACACATGAGAACCCTCAACAAGAAAGTGAGGGGTATTGCCCATTCCAGACATTGAGGGTGTATCAGTAGGCGCTAAAACTTGAGCCCACGGCAAGTCCTCAGTTGGAATTTTATCTAAGTCATCATCATGATAACCAAAACAACGAACACGAACACGACTAGCTTTCTCTGGATCATTTCGGTCTTCTACCACACCAATGAACCAACGGAAGCCGTCGATACCCATAAAATCATTTGAAACCATTTAAATCCTCTGTATTACTTTATACAGATTATTTATAAGGGTTTAATGTAAATCTGGATCACGCCCTAGTCCACGGTGTTCTGGACTTATATATTCATATTTTTCAATATGTACGTTTTCTTCACCAGTGTCTCTGAGATTGTCTTTGATGTATATGGCTTCCTCTTCAGTCAATCCCTCGGCGAAGATTTTGGCATCAGTCCTACGGCTGGTCACGCCGGTCAAACTGTGCAAGTTGCATTTCTGCACCACTCTAAATTTTATCATGGTTTAGTATTTAGACAAGAACTTCTTTCAATGAAATAAAGTCTGTCTTTCCCCTTGAAGATTCCACCTCAAGAAACACGGTATCCATGTCCTTATCTTTTACAGGACGATATGTGTTTGTCTTTTTTGACCAGTAGTGTGGGCGTGATATCTCACCATCGCCAATAATCATCCACTTGACATCATCAAACTTATCAGAAAAAATATTGACAACTTTTGCTGTATAAGTTTCATCACAATAGTCTTTGAATTTAACTGTATTACCAATCATCATATAACTCCTAGAACCCAATTTTCTGCACAATCTTCAGCATACCTTTCAGAATGCTTTCCCATAGGCCGTATCTCTTTGACATGGTGTATGTCATGAACACCACCTTTACCGCCTCTCTCTACTTCCACCATTTTAACTTGATACTCTTTTGCATAATCATTGTAATATACAAAAGATTCTCTATGACCGCTTTCGCTACAAAACCAATGCAACTCTTTCATTTCCATTTTACATACCTACCAAATTAAAGTTCATACTCACAACAATCCTATGATTGTCGCTCAAATTTTCTGTGACACGATGCTTCACCGTGCTATCGAACATCAGAAAAAATCCTTCGACTGATTTTATGGTTGTCTCTGAAACCATATATTTGTTTGGGTTATACTGAAAAACAAAATCACCGCTATTGTCTGGAACCTTCACCCAGAAGGCGGCACTGATGTGCGGGCCCGCCGCATAGTTCTTACTGTTCTCATGACTATGTAGTTGAGTAGTCTCTCCCCTACCATGAACGATTGCCCAATAAGACTCATTTCTATCTTTGTGTATCTTTGGATTGGAGTCACAACACAACTCTATATCTCTACCCGTTACAGATTTATATTCATCACATAAATTATTTTTAAGGTTTATTATGTTTTCATCATAGTCAATGCGAATGTCCTCTCCCCGAATATTATTTGGGTCTTCATGCATCATTCTTTTTTTCGCATGATTATTCAAGACCATATCTGTGATAGCCTTGGTATCAATCTCTGGGAGATAGCCAACGATATAGTCGCATGAGTATAAACTTCTTTGCTCTGACTTAACCATTCATCTGTTCCTCGTTTGCTTTGTCTAATAATATCAAGTCTTCTCTCAACTGACCTTCTGGATACAAAAGAATATTCTGCGACCTTGGGTCAGGTATGGAACAAAACTCATATACGACTTGTTCAGCTTGTTGCCCAATTATATCAATCAATTCATCTCTTGTCAAGTATAAATTTTTTGGCATATTTCTGGATGATGCTTCACCGTAGATAGAGTGAAACAGTCCGGCGTCAATGAGATAATCTGAAGCACCATAGCTTTTCAAAATCTCAGCGGTTCCTACTAGATGGTCCATGACAACTTTTGGTGCAGAGCCAAGATAAGCAATCAGTTTGTTCTCTAAGAATTTAATTTTGGATTGGTTCATAGTTCAAGTATGTCATCAAAAAATACTTTGCATAGCCAGGAGCAAGCGGTGGATTACCCCTGTGCAGATACATCCACATG